ACACCTTGAGACGGGCTTGCATAACCAGGCTGACCATATCCGGATGTGAGAAGTTCAGGCGTCAACAATTTGCTGACCAGAGCACGATGCTCTGGCGCCGCCATCGGATTGGCATAGACCCGCGCCATGGTATCTGCATCAGGCTTCTGGCCATTTTGCAGTTGAGTAGCGATTGCGCTGATATCACGCGAATTTTGTGCAGCGGCTTGCTGTTGGATAGCATCCGCATTGTTTCTAGTTAAACCCGCTGTCAAAGCAGTGATGACATTTGCAAGAGCGCCAGTCGGACGATTGACATTCTCACCGCTGCGTTTCGTGAGTTCGGTCGCATAGGCCCTCTGCTGCGCAAGTTGTTCAGGCGTCGCATATGACGGATTAACGAAATTGGGAGAGGACTGGAAAAAATCAGGAGGCAATGGACCATCCTCCTCCGACTTGAGGAACCTGAACACCACCGTAGTTATAGGAGCCAGAAATAAAGGGCGAAGCGCCTGACGATCCGCCGAACATCCCACCCAACAAAGATGTACCACCGCTCATTGGAGCCATGGCCAGACCAACACCCGCAGTCCCTAACTTGCCGATATTGTTCCAGGTGTTCTCATAGTTCTTCATTTGCTGTTCGTAGTTCGCCTGCACAGCACCCTGATAATTCGCCGGCTGAATCTGAGCTGTAGGTGTCTGAAGTTGTGTCGGTCCCTGTGGTGCAGAAGCCGCGAACATGCCTTGGCCCAGCGTGGCTTCATTGCCCGCTTGACTCTGATTGGCTTGAAATTGCTTCAATAGTTGATCGAAGCTTTGCCCCTGATTCATCGTCATGTATTGATTAGTGACATCGCCCTGATTGCGCGCGAGCAGGTTCTTTGCATTGTTGTAGGCTTCAGAGCCCGGCGTGAGGCCTTGGCTGCGCAACTGAGCTTCGAGATTGGAATCCTGTTGATTGAAAATCGGTTGCTGATATTTCTGCTGCCATTCATTCAACTGTTTCGTGACAGCAGAATTATCGAGATTAGGTGTGGTTCCATAGAAATCTGCGGCCTTCTGAATCAAACCCGGTGCTGCCGCACCAAACATGCCCTGCGTGCCAGTAAACTGATTATAGAGCCCCTGCTGTTCAGGGCTCAGACTGGTTTTCAGGGAGTAACCGGAGGGACTGTTTGCATCAGCGACATAGTTGATCGAGCCGAACGGATTCGACTGATTGTAGGAATTGATCTTGTTCTGATCAGTCGCAGCATTGACATTGTAGGTCTGCTGCGTGTTTGCAGTTGCCGTTGGATCAGGTGCCTTTGGTGCGCTAAAACTCATTTAATGCAGCGCCTTTCCCGCAAGACGAGCGAGGTTCTTGCCATAGAGGCCATACATCACGGCATCCTGAGTCCCATAACCGCACTTGCGGATGCCTTCGTATTCAAAGCCGATCTTCTTGATGCCGCGCGTCATCGTCTTGTTGGACCGAGAAGTCCGCGCCGTGATCCGTGAGACCCCAAGATACTCCACCGCAATCTTCGCCAGCCTCTTCACGAGATTGAGCGTGAGCGTGTTCGGTCCATAGTAAGAGAGCTCGACATCCGGCCCGTTGTGGGCATGAAAGAGGCAAGCCGCCACCAATCCCTTGGGAGGTTCGGCAATGCCGACTGCCATGCAAAACTGAGTGGGATGGAAGTTAAACGTCTGGAAGGCCCACTGCGCCACTTCCATGTCGTGCCAGAGGACGAGATCCTTCATCAGAAGAACCCCGCAGCGGGTTCGGCAATCAAATCCCAACCATTCAACTGAAGCACGACGCCGTTCGCCTGTCCGTTATCGACCGTCGAAACCTTGGTAAGGATCGAGCAGCATTGTCCGATACCTTCAACTGTGGTCCAGTTCGCAACCAGCGACGAATTGAGCGGCCAGATCGCTTGATCCCAGATCGCGACATCCCAGAGTGCGGAAACCGTGCTGGCCGTCGAGGGAATGGAAATCGGCGCATCTGTGCCGAAGTCGATGTTCAAACCGACACCCGGTGTCACCGAGCCATCCGTCGTCAGGATCGGCCGGACCATCGTCCAGCGCTTGAGATGCCCCCGACTATCGAAATAGTTGAATGCGGTCTGCACCGTTGCCGTGATCGGAAAATCAAGGCTGTCGATGTAGTCACCTGCCCCATAATCCCATTGATAGATTCGACCGTCGTTGGACCCGAAATACGGAATATCGTTCAGCACTTCCCAGCAGTTCGCGTTGATGCCGGTGAACTGGCACCAAGCTCCGGTCAGAGTGTTCATCACATATTGAACGGAAGTATTGTTTTCGACCTGGGGAATGTTGAGGATAGCCAATTGCCCCTTAGCGTATTCGATGAACTGCCAGCCGAAATTCGCGCTATAGAGACGAGCAGAGGTCATCATGGCATTCTGGATCATCGTGGTAGGTGCGACCTTGGCGGCCGCGGCACGATCCTGTGTCAGCATCTCCGACATCGGGAGAATGCCGTCTACGCAGATAATCCAGAGATTTCCTGAAATACGAAGAAAGCAACGCCTGCCGATCGGGGCGCCGAGGTCGTAAACACCAACGAGAGCAAAGGTGTTAACCGTGCTCGGATCTGTTCCCTGATAGACGACGACTTGTCCTCGGGAAGAAATGAACGCAATGTATTCATCAACAGTCTGTTTTGAGTCCTGCGTCCATGTCGAGATCGCAATGATGTATCCGCCCCGCGTCAATTGTTGACCGAGATCGAACGTCGTCACCGCTCCGGAAATAGCGGAATTGCCGAGATAGCCGACATTGGTTGAATTGACGAGCGTGCACCAGAGCCGTCCTTTCCATGCCGTCCACGAGGCAATATCGCTTGCCGAAACGCCTGTGAGCGTCATGGTGGTGAAGGTAGAACCATCATAGATGATCGGGGTATCGATGCCATCGGCAGCCACGAGCCATGCTCCAACAGCCGCGTTTGTAAAGTTGCAATACTGCCAGCGATTGCTCGAAAGCCCTGTGATGGCCGTAATCGTCGCGACACCCCCGGCAGTCGCGTCATAAACAGCCCCTCCTCCGATCGCGAACAGCTTTGAGTGGGTGATGTTCGGCGCATTGTACGCCATGATGGTTTCAACAGGGGAAGATGCCGTGCCAATCCCCGAAGCCCATGAGCGAGAACCACGTCGGATTTCGAGATATCCAGGCCGAGGAATCCAGTTGTCCAGTTGAACGGCATGATCCGGGTCCATCTGGGCTTTGGAGGAAATTTCATCCCAGCCTTTGATGGAAGCCGGGATCGACATCGGATAGGCTTTACCAGTCCCAGACATGAACTGGTTGACTGTCTTCCGGTTCTGTTGCATCGCTACGGTTGCGCGCATCAGGTATTCCCCGGCCAGTTGGCGTCCTGCACATTCCAGGGAGACAGCAGGTATGGTTCGAACCTCCGGCCCATGTTGAGGGTTGGAGCTCCACCGTCACGGGCCTTGAGCTGTTCTACATAGTCTCGATACTCGACCTGCATTGAAGCAGCGGTCGGAATGCCTTTGGCCTCAAGGAAGCGCCACTTTGTACCTAGGATGAGAGCCTGGCTGTCAAACAAGGGTGTATCATCGTCGTTGACCATGCTTGCAGCGAGCGTAGAACCTCCGTGGACGCGCACCCAATCCAGGGAGAGATATTCCCATGCTATTTGAAATGGCGTGTCTACGGTCGCAGGAGGTGGCCATAGTCTATACGTGCCCGCGACCAGATTCCCGACTTGCCGGAAATGTCTCCGCGGTCCAGTGGTTACGATACCCGATCGATGGTATTCATCCAGTTGTGGGCTGTCAGGCCCAAGCAAGGCCCATCTATTGGTTCTGTCCCAAGCGGTACCATTCAGAAACCGATCGAAGTCGGCATTCTCTGGATAGGTATCCTTTGCGAAGGTAAGCGTCGTTCCCGTGACGGTTCCGGTCGCCACCATATCCATGGTGACTTGCGTTGCGCTATCCACCGATAGCACGCGAGCTGCTACAGGAATGGCTGATCCCGTCACCACAAAGGTTTCGGCCGTGATCGCCGCCGTCGATGGAATGTTGGTGATGACGGCGGAACCGTTGGTCAGGTTTCCTGTGGTTACCGTTGGCGCTGTCACATCGAGCGTGAACAGCGTTTGCAATACGGTCCAGTCGTGATCTCGCTTGAGGTTATCACCACATCGATTGACAAGATTGTACAGTTGAAGCGTCTGTAAGTCGGTCGCACCAATGACGACGGAGGGCTGGACAAGGCCAAGCTCTCCGGTCACGGCTTGAACGATCTGCAAAAGGTTCAACTGCGCCATTGATCAGGCTCCGAGGCAGGCGACCCAATCCGTCGAATTGATTCGCTGCCAAATCTGCACAGTCGTCGCGTTGCAAGTTTCGGCAGCATCGGTCGATCCGCCGTTTACCTTGCCACCCGTGTGGGGATAGACCTTCCCGTTTCCGGCCGCAGTATTACAGACCCAAATCTGGGTAAGCAGAGGAACCGCCGAGTTCATGCGAACGCCATCAGAACCGCTTGCGGTCATGATGAAGACCGTATTCTGAGCGTTGCAAACGGTGGCATCGGTCGAAGTCGTGCCTGCAGCCGTGATAGTGACCGAGGTATCGCCAAGGGCCTGAGCCTGCGGCCACGAGAAACCGAGGCCCATCATATCTTGCGTCTTGGTCATTTAATGCTCCTGGATTTTGCGCGGACCACGGGGTTTCCCCTTCGGCCATCCGCGGGCCTTTTGGGTCTGACCTGAGAGATCAGTGTGGAACTGCGCCGCATCTGGCGTGAACGGCTCGTTACTCTGATGGGTCGCATTGATCTGCATGGTCTGGAAATCAGTGCTTGCCGTAGGCGGCTGGCTCTGCTGCGAGCGCACCAGCGAAGTCAATTCGGAGATCTGCCGGTTTAGCGTCTGGATTTGCACGTCGCGCTTGCTGATTTCCTTCTCGAACTGATGATGGTTGATGCCCTTCTCCACCCGCTCCATATAGCGCTGAGCCGCATTGACCCATTCCTGGCAGCCCATCCCGACCGTAGAAATAGCCTCTCCAGATAGGTTCGAAAGCTGCTCAACGGTATGAATATTGTAGCCGCGCATCATGTCGATGATCTGCGGCTTGTCCGGAAAGAGCTGATTGAGCGGGACGCCATCCGGGATCTGGGTCACTCCCCGCATGTACTGATCCCACTTCTGGGGCCAGCGCTGCTTGTCGCCGTCATGCGCCGGGCGATCCACGACATTCAGCGTTTCACCGGGATGCTGGATTTTCACGAAGTCCCGACCTTCATAGACCGGCTTGCCCTCGTCCCGCGATCGAGCCGCGTTGAGAACGGACTTCTTGTAGAAGCCAACAATCAGCTTGTCATCGGTCGGTCCGTACTGAACCATTCCATAACCCTGAGAGGCGATGGAGTTGTGATCCATCCCCGTCATCGGCCGAAACTCAGTGGTATCCATTTGCAGTCTCCCGATTGTTAATCATGTGCGCGAGCAAGCCATCTCCGTGGACACGGAACGTCGCGCCTTCCCATAGCCTCAGATCGTCCAGAAATTGCCGGGCGTAATCGATCAGTTGAAGCGTGGAATCGAACCAGCGTTCACCGCAGCGAACCGGAGTGACTTCCTGCTTCTTTCCGAGATGAACCCCTGCATAAGTTTCGCCCTTCACCATTGAGCAATCCATGCCGTGGATCTCAAAATGCCGATAGCCCTGCGTATAGAGCAGCGAAATAGAACGAAGGCCTACGCTTCCACCCCCTACGCAAAGCCACGCATCGGGCATGATGCTCCAGATGTTCTCAGCAGACTCAGGACCGTTATGGAGATGCCAGAGCGAGACCGAATATCCTGTCAATCGATCAAGATAGTCAGGATGAACGCAGGAACCGAGCCAGTATTTCACTCCGAGATGCGGCGTTCCAAATTGCGCTGCTTTATGAGGCCTCGGATCGCAATCAATTTGCGCGTAGGGAACAACTCCTCTTTCAAGTAGATACCCATGCGCGCCCGATACAGTGAAAATATCTCCATCAGTCGCCGCCGCAGCATGCCATGTGTCCTTCAAGGAGGGGCCATAACACACGAGCACCGCCGTCCGGTCATGCGCTGGAATATCGTCGCTCAACCGCCGATCAACGCGATTACAATTAGATTTGATGTTTTCGAAACGATCTGCTTCGCTCCAGGCCGCAAAGCTCTGGATCGGAGGGAGAAGGTGGATGTCCTTGATGGATTCCCATGCAGACTTAATTACATGAAAGCTGTCATGCTCCCAGATAATCCGCTGGTTTTCTTTCGCCCACGGAAATTGCTGGCCAGGTGGAATCCCGACCATGTTGACCCACCAATCCTCTTTGAGAGGGGCGTAATCGAGCTCCGGACGAAGCGGGTTGAACATCAGCCAAGGCACATCGAGATATTCAACAATCAGAGCAGGACCGTTCCCCACCAATAGATTGCAGCGCGCCAGAGACATCAGCGCGGCACGGAACAGGAAATCCTTTGATGCGCGAGGACAAGTCTCGAAGGGAAGCGGCTCATCAGCCTTCGCGGTATCCCGGACGAAGATCACGTCATCTACGGTTGATGCGAACTCAAGCCATGCTAATAGATTGGAGTTGCGTTCCGGATAGTAGTCCGTCTCCCGAAGGGTGATGACCAGCGGTTTACGCTCGCCAAGATACTGCTTGCACTCCTCCAGCACGGAAGCGGGAATTTCCCATTTAGGAATAGGCCTGCCCCGATTGACTGCATTGACAGCATCGATCTGAAAGTAGCTTACACCTTCACCAGGCTTATCGACCTTCTCAGCTCCAATCAGTTGCAAAGCTGGAAGCATCACGTTCTCGAAAAGGGCTCTTTTCTGAGAAATGCTCCGAGGTGCGCCATCTTTCCGAAAGCCGTCAGCAGGACCATCCTGGAACGACACATCGAATTTGCCAAACCTCAGTCTGGCGTTGATGAGGAACTGTAAAAAGTCCCACGTCGCCGGAGCTCTCCCGAGATCGTATTCAGCTACGCTGCCCATCGGTCACGCTCCCTGAACCATTCATCGGCATAGGGAACGTTCTCATAGCCCGGCATCCATGGACCGCCATCCGTAAAATGAACTACCTTGGGATTGATGTTCGTATCGGTATGCCCGACAAGGAAATTCCACTCAGAGCCCAATTCTCCGATTTCGTCATCCTCGAGCCAGCAAAACCGATGCAGATCACGGCCTGGAAGCGTGTTCACCACTTCAGGCGTCAAGGTCTTGTTGGCTACATGATCAGTGAACATCATGAACGATGACCAGTTCTTGCGCTCGTATCTTGTTTGGACTTGTCCATCCATTTTGATTGCTTGCGTCGGCTGATAATCATGTTTCACGCACCACACTGCCTTGGACCGATCGCAGATCTCGAAGATCTCGGCGAAGTTTCGGCAGCGGGCCATCATGTCGCAATCGAGGAACAGCGCCTGTCCTCCCTTTGAAAGATGAGGAACAAGAAACCGGCTAATAGCAAACTCGGTTGACATCGGAGCGCCTGAGATATTGTCCCAGAGCTGTTCACCGCGTCTTTCCGTCTTCCGCGAATAGAGTCCATCCGCCCGCAGCTTATCCAGCACGAGCCCATAGATCGGTATCGGCAGGTTAAGCCGTTTACGAATGGAATCCCGGCAGACAGCAAATGCTTCTGCCTGCCGGGGGTCATATCCGATGAAGATCGACTGCTTCACTAGCTACCCGCGAGCGGCTTACGGACAGAAACCGAGTTCGCAACGCAGGAGGTCAGGGAAGCAGTCGAGCCAGAGGCCGTCACGACGCAGGTGATGCCGCTGATCTGATAGTGCGAAACCGTATTGGTCGCGCCCGTCAGAGTACCAGCCGTATCAGAACTATAGAGAGTGACAGAGACGCCGGCCGAAGCCACCAGAAGCGTCGGAACGCCCTGGATCATGAACCAGGCAGCTTGTCCCGTCGTCAGTGAGGTCGAGTTCTGGTAGAACCCGATCTGCATGGCGAGGGCTTCCGGAACGGCCGTTGCCGCACCCGCTCCCCCGATCGCAGTCGCGCGAAAGGTCGAGTTGATGGCGACAACAGCACCGTTGGCGATCGTGGTAGTGGAGTCGGCGAAGATCCACCGCGAGCCATCGGTAGCGACGATCTGCGTTCCGAGCTTGAACGGGAGGGCCGGATAATCAGGCGAGTTGGTGGCCGATTGAGCCGACGCCTGATTATAGATGGTGTAGATGCCAGTGACATCCACGCCCTCAATGCTTTGAGCAGCATATGCAACCATTGACGTGGCTCCTTACGTGTTGATGAGAACGCCCTGAAGGAAGGCATTCGAGAGGGTCATGTTTCCGGCCCAGCCCATCAGCTTCACCATCGCGTCTTGGTTGACGGAGAAGCGGTCGGGATCGAGCGGGACCATGTTGCGGCGAGCATGGGGACGCCAATGGAGGTACTTGGTGTTGAGGAAGTACATCGAGTTGGCCGGCGCACCACCCAGACCCGTCGCGGTCGAGGAGAGCTCGCCCGGGAATGGATCGGTGGAGAAGCCCTGAAAGCCGCCATCAAGAACAACGTCAGCCGTGTTGTATTTCAGGGTTTGATAGCCGAGGGCTCCAAACTCACCCGTGCCGTTTTCGGTCGCAATGCGCTGGATGGCCTGCAAGCTCTGCCAGTAGAGCTTGTAGAAATTGTTGTCCGCGACGATCAGGTCAGGGGCATCACGCCCCCGAACCAGGGTGACCCACAGCGTATCCATATATTGTTGGATATTGGCTGCGGTTGCCGCGGCACCGCCATTGGTGACAGCGCCATAGGCCTGGTTCTGCCAGAACGTCCACGTTGCACGATCGATACCGCCGACGATGCCGGAAGTAGGAGCATTCGCCACGAGAAGCTGAAGGCCATTGCAGGAGCCGGTGACCGTGCCGTCACCATAGATGCCCTGCGACATGCCGTTCATGAAGGTGTCTTCGGCGTTCTCGATACGGGATTCGAGAAGGTCGATGATTGCTTCTTCCCCCGAGTTCTGGAGTTCTTCCAGCCCGGAGATCGAGACCGCCACCGCGGATTGACGGATGGGAAATTCCGCAGCCGAGAAGGTCTGGGACGGCGCGATATTCAGGGTTTGGTAGCCCGAATACCACTGGAACGTCTGGTTGTTGGCGTAGTTCAATTCCTGGACGATAGTTCGCCCGCCAGAGAAGGTCTTGATACGACCCCGGCGAGAGAGGCGAGCCAGCAACGCGTTGTTGCGGCTCATGTTGTCGGCAAGTTCGCCGGTGCGCGACCGAAGCGTGGTCGTCACGATTTCAGAGAGATTCGGAAAGGCCATGGCCTACCCCTTTGGGTTAGGCCCGTTGTTCCTCCCGGAGCTGCTGTACAGATGCGAGGATTGAATCCCTCACGCCCTGTTTCTTCGGCGGCTGTCCACTTACGCCCTGTGGCGGGCGTGAGGTGGGAGAGATCGCCGCGCGTTGAGCGTTGCGGGCTTTCTCTGCATTGGCTTTCGCCAGTTCGTCGGCTTTCGTGCGTTCCTCATCGGCTCGGATTTGAGACGAAATGGTGGGGTCAAGCGAAATCGCCTTTTGATAGGCGTCCTCAAGATCGGCAGCTATTCCAGCCGTCATAAGCTTTCCCATCTGGCCGCGCACAGCCTCGAAGTGAGGATGCGAGCCAGCAAACGCCGTCAGCTCTCGTGCGATCTGCTGCTGCTCGAAGGTTTGAACCCTCTGAAGCGCATCTTGCGCGGTTTGCTGAACTTGTCCGAACTGATCGATTACCGGCCGCAAGGGCTCGGGGATATCCTGCGCCGCTGATGGCGTTCCAGGTGAACTCGGGACCAATGTTGAAAGATCAACTTGGTACTGCCTCGCAAGATTGTGGAACGCCTGCATCCGGGTTTGCGGATTGCGGAACGAACCTTCCCATTCCAGAAGCCTTTTGACGGCTTGCGCATCCGATTGAATGCCATTCTGCTGAAGAATTGGCCGGATCGGATCGATGGCTTGCGAGATTTCCGTGAGTTGAGCGGTTTTGGTTCGATACTCGTCGAATCCCTTTGAAACCTCAGCTTCGCGTCTGACCGCATCCGCCTTTACTGCCTCTGGCAGTTGATCCCAAATGGCTTTGGCTTCCTTCGACCATCCGGAGGGCGGTCCGACAGGTTTTGAATCTGCGGGTTGCGCATTCGCGTCAGGCTTCGGATTGTCAGGAGGAGTCGCGGGTTCTTTCGCGCCATCCTCTAATTTCGTGAATTTCCCATCTGCCGCCCGGGCGCGCTTGGCTTCCTCAGTACGGATGGTCTCGACATTCTTGACGATCTGATCGCGAAGCGAGAGCGGCTTATCGGGCGAGACCGGGGTGACAATCTCGCCCGATTTCCCCGCCGCATCACCAACGGGGATTTCCGCGCCGGAAACCTGGCCTTCATTCTCAGAAGCTTGTTGGTCAGCTAATTCCATTCGCTCCCGCCGAATATTGAATATTCGAAGTAATATCCTCCCCGATTACTTCGCCTAAAACAATTCAGGAGTTATCCACCACATATTGGGAACAATTGGTTCCGATGTCTATTACGGCTATACACACACAGGAGTGTCCCATGGCTGACAAGAAAGACCCCAATTCTGCCAATGCTCAGATCGAGGCCATTCATCGCAAGCATTCCCAAGTAGATGCGCCGCTGGATGTCAGCTCCACGGGAGGCATCCAGAGAACTCTCCGAATGCATTGGGAGGCCATCAAGGCGCTCGCGGACCGGATGGATGGCGTCAAGCCAGAGCCGGTTGTCGAGCCGGTTGAGCCGTTCAAAGCTACCGGATAATCCATCATGATCGGCATGGCTATCAATATTCTATGGCTGCTGATCGGAATCATTTGTCTGGCTGGTGTGATCTGGCTTGTTCTCTATGGGATCAAGACTTTCGTCACACCAATTCCTGCACGGTTGGAGCAAGGAATCTGGTTTATTGTATTGCTCCTTTGCATCATCGGCGCACTTACGCTGCTGGCCGGAGGTGGAAATTTCGCCCCTCATCCGTTTCGCTGAAACTTCTCAAGTTGAGGACCTGCCGCCATATCCCCCTGCACCTCCGGCCATTTGCCGGGGGTGTTAACTCTTGTTCCTGAGATGATAGATGGATTGCTTGATTGCCTCGCGACGGGCTCTCCGATCGAGAGGAATGGGTGCCCGTGCCTTGATCGGTTCATTGCCGAGCTCGATGCATCCCGAGGCCCTTGTGGCCTGCCGGAATTTAGCTTTGCTATCCAATATCTGACCCGTCCCCATGTGCTTGGCGGGTTCCATAGTGTCTGAAATCACGTAAAACGCGCGGGATTTACTGGGCAGGGCACATGGCCATGGCTCGTCAAGGTCATGCCATTTGCCGCAGGATTTACACATCCTCTGCATTAGTGCGCCGCACCATTCGACTTTGAACTCTCGCTCATTTTGATCTTGTGCTGATGCTCGCCGAGCTCAAGAGCGCGTTTGTGCTCCAGTTCGGTTCGCTCCTTATCCCGCTCGTGCTTCAGCGTCTCAAAATGGTTATCCCGTTGCTGCTTTTCAGCCTCCAGCCGATTTGCCTCAACTTCTGCACCCGCCTTGATCTGCGCAATCTGAATTTCCATTTCCTTCATGCGGACTTCCATGCTCTTGATCTGCATGTTGGCCTGGTTATTGTACTGCTCACCCTGGTTCTCGATCTTGACCCGCTCGATTTCGGCTTGGGCTTTCTGCATCTCAGGATCAGGTTTTGGATTGGCAGCCTGATCCTTGGCATGCTGTTCAGCCTTCTCGCTGAACTCCTCAATGGCTGTCTCAAGATCCCGACCTACCCTGAAGCCCCGCACTGCAAACTGAAGCATCTTGGCGGCTAATGGAGCAAATTCGGGAACCTGTGCCGTGACTTGGCCTGCCGTTTCGATGAACTTGGTCACACCTTCCACAAACTGTATCCGCTGTTCCTTCTCCTGCTCGGCATTGCCAGCAACCGTTGAGTCCGTCTCGATGTCGATTCTGAAGCCACGAAGCTTATCGTTCTTGAGCAACATGATCGCATCGGCAAGCATCTTGTCTTTGCGAGCCTGTTTCATCTCAGGCGGCTCGGATTGCGGCCCCACAGGCGCAGGCACGGACGGCGCAGCCTGTGGGGGCATCGGAGCCGGTGGGGAGGCAATACCCGGACCAGGCTGCGACGGTAAAGGAGGTCCCCCGTTCTGACCCGTCAGTGGGGGTTGCTGATTAGCAACCGGAGGCAAGTCCGGGGGGTCTAATCCTTCATCGTACATCGCCCCTGAAACTTGGATGAGCGTCGCCGGGTCGAAATGCTCTGAGACGATCTCGCCCATGATGCAGATGATATCTCTACAGAACCGGGCGGCTTCGTCCTGCTCGTCCTGAAGCCGAGTATTCGCATTGTTGGTCTTGAGCCGCTGCGCGCCCATGGTTTCCCGGGCGTCCGATGTACCGCGGAGAATGTCGGAGATCCCTGTTGTGCGGTCCAAATCCTCAATGATCTTGGCCCGAACCTCGATCAGGATTTGCAGGGTTTTGGAAATCTGCTCGATCGGCACCCAATCTATTGCCCCTTTCAGTCCGCCCTTTTCGGCAAACATGGCCCAGCTATTCACAGGGATCAGATTGGGCTCTTGTGCTTCCTGGAAGATGCGCTTCAGGCCCTCCGAGGAAGCATCATAAACGCCAACAACCTTGCAGGATTCCGTCAGGATATCGATGCGCTTGGAAAGGTCATCGATCTGCATGTACTGATCCTGGCTCTCCACATAATCGGGAACCGGAATCAGTGTGTCGTTCGTCATGGTGGCGGACCATGGTTCCGGACACGGGAAGAAGCCCTCAAGATGCAAGGGATCATCCTCTTCCTTGCAAATCTCCTCATAGGACTTCGCAATGAAGTAGACCTTGCGGGTGGGCTTCCACCAGATTTCATAGACCGTCGCCTGCATGCCATCCTGGCCAGATAGCGTGCTTTCCCCGCCCTGGTTAGCATCGGTCTTGGGCTTGTGATCGAGCTCGATCTTCTTGCCGATCTTCTCCCCGAAATTGTCGATCAGATCCTGCCGGCTAAGATAGAGCCTGCGTCCTTTCCCCTCGATCTCTTCTTCAATGCGTGCGCCGGCGGGAAATGTGTAATAGTCCTTCCAATGGACGTAATCGATGCCGAGGCTTTCGCTCAGGAACTCGCGCTGTTGAGCTTCCTCGGCCTGTTCTTCCTTCTCATCAACCAACTCGCCATTGATCTCGATATCGTTGTTGGCCTTCTGAGGAGGGCTGATCGGCGCCCCAAACTTGGGATTATAGCGCACCCAAACTTGGCCACGTCCGGGAAGCATATAATCGGTCCGGCAGCGCTTAAGCGCCGCATGAAAACCGCTAGTTGGCAGTTCATACCGCAATGCACGCTCAAGGATGGTCGACGCCACCCGTCCGGTTGTGTCCTTGTCCAAAAACCGCCGTTCGCAGATCGGAACCGGAAGCTTGGAGTAGATGGCGGATTTCTTGGTCTGCGTATTGGCCCAGAACAAGTTCAGGCGCTTGGCAACCCCAACGTCACGTTCTTCCCGCTCATCCCGGAAATGCTTGATGATCTTGTCACCGCGTTTATGCCAGCGGTTTGTGGCCTTATCGACCTGCTCGATCTGGGATTTCCAATGAGCTGCCATCTCTTGATTTTTGGTGATAGCGATGGCCATCAAGGCTGATCCCTCAATAAATCAGCAAGACCATCGCCATTTGAATTGCCATACATCAAGTTATAATTGAGACTAGCTTCCAAGCTAGCCATTCCAGTTTGGAAATGCTTCAACCTGTGGCGCGCCTCCAAACGATCTCGCTTGCGAATATCTTTCAAGTCAGAAGCGATCAGATCGCGCACATCTCGAAGATCGTATTTGACGATATCAAGTATCCTCATGGCTTCTTGCTCATTTCCAGACCTTGCTGGATGTCTTCGTTGGCGAGATGATCAGCCTTTGGTCTACACATCGGGCATGGTTCGCCCGGATAAACTGGAATAGCATTCGCATACGGCATGATCCAACCGATGTTAAGTTTCCCTGTATCATTGCAATACGCACAATTGCAGAATGGCGACGCCATCATATCCGCCCGTTCCTTCTGGCTTCCGGCTGCTCCCAGAGATCATCAAGGCTGACCTGATTGCCAGGTCCTACCATCAGCAGTTTGCCAAGCGCCTTCTTGCTCACATCCTTGATGTACGGACGCGACATGCAGGCATATCGGATTTCGTCGGGAGCATGATCTTCGCTCTCCGTATCCACGTCCTCAGCCTTGACAGGATCGTGCTGGAGCGCAGGTAAAGTTCTGATGGTGTCCCGGCAGGTCGAGAAGAAATAAATCATGGGACGCTCTCCGTCGCCCACGAGGCGGGCACGTACTTGGTCCCACCCACCCATAGCGCCTCGGGCAGCCGTACGTGCGTTGTCTGCCCGTCTGAAATATATCTTACGGGAGGCCATACGCTCGCCAATCGAGGGGCCGCCGTCCGATGCGAATGCATTGGGATCAAGCACCCCGTATGAGATCGCCGGTTCACCTTCGAGCCCACGCGGTTCATGAACCTCTCGCTCGCGGATGCCATCGGCTACCGCTTCTGCTGTAAGTTTGAGGCCGATGTTGGGAGCGCTGGCGCCATACCATTCCCGGTAGCGAACCATTGATCCGCGTGGAAGAATGTCTTTCCGTCCGCCGTCCGATAGGTGAAAATCGTCTCCGACAACCGCCCACCAGCCGATGCTGAAGGGCTTTGCCGATCCCCAATCACCAGAGCGAAAACGCGTCCATGACGCTGGAATCTCAAAAGGCCGGAGAACATGCTTCTCAGTGCTCCATTCGGGAAAGAATGCGCCTTCGATGACTGACCAATCACCTGTCAGCCAAGCTTTTACTAGATTTTCCGACCCCACCTGAAACAAATTGGCAACATAGTCGTCGCCCAAATACTTGTTATCCACCACTTTTGACGGAATGAATACTCGCGTCTTTTCAATCTTCTTCTTGTTGAATGGGTTGATATACTCAAAACGGAAGATTTCCATGCCCTGGGGATGAGTATCCAGCCGGTAGCGGGCCTTGACCCATTGATGGCCAGGCCCACCAGGGTTGCAGGTGGATTTCATCTGGCAGGGAACCCCGTGACCGCTGCGAAGCGTTGCAGTCAGTTTGGCAACAGGGCTTTCAGATGGGAATGTTCCTACTTCTTCGAAGTAGATGCGGGTGTATCCGTGGCCTTGGTAGGCGTCTGCGTCGCTGTCATTTTCGAGATATGCGAATCGAAGGCGGCCGCCCATTGGCCCGCGGAAATACTTATCTTGCTCATGCCATTTGTGGCCAATCGGGAGAAGTATTTGTTTCGCTCTTTCAATAAGTTCAATAAGTTGCGTGCGTTCTCTGCGGAGCGCGAGGCCGATTGCATGCTCATGATAGATGTCCTCGTGTGATGCCCAATCCCCGATAACCCCGTCTGACTTGCCCCCTCCTCTAGCTCCTCCGAACGCTACGTCATCAGCAGGACATGCAATGAAGGCAGACTGCTTGGGCTGGCTGTCCCAGATGATCTCCTGTTTAGGCTCAGTCTTTGAGGGCGGCATCGATCATGGCATCCCAATGCTCTTGACCTGATGCGCACCACTGATCTGTCTTTCGATCATAAGCATCTGCCCCCTCAATCATCGCCGCCGTCGGCTCCCTCATGGCCTCTACCACAGCCCTTGCGAAATGTTTGGCCAAGGAAGGATGGACTCGACAGCCTCGCTCTTGACCGCATCGATCAATAGCCATCTCTACCCGATCAAGCATTTCAGACATCAGCATCCTCTTTCAACAATTGAAGTGCCTCGAGCAGTTCCAGCCAGCCCTCGATCTCAAGCTCGGACATCGGCTCGCAATAGCCAGGGTTCGATTGCAAAGCGCGCTGGATCTTGCGCAGTCGTTCTTGGGCTTCAGCGCGGGTCATACTCATGAGTAATGGGAGGCTCGGCTGACTGCTGCCTCAATGGTCTGACGCAGACCCTTCTTGAACTTCTCACACCAATAGTCCGGCCTGATATCCCCCTGCACGATCTCGCAACTACCGGCGCGATAGTGCTCGCAGAGCCCGCAATGAGCATGCGGCTTGCCATAGGAGTAACCGACCTCTGATTTGGTGTACTTGGTCATTTCTTGCGTTCGGCCGCTCGCTTTTCGCTATAGGCGATTGCAACCGCCTGCTTGACCGGCTTGCCAGCTTTGACCTCGGCGCGAATGTTTGACTTGAACGCTTTCTTGGAAGTCGATTTCTTGAGGGGCATCAGTTCAAATCCTTCTGGTTAGGTAGTTGATCGGAGTATTGTTTTTGCCATGCCGCGATTTCGTTAACCGGAGGCGGCGTCCGGATAACCTTGTTCGTTGTAATTTCACCTGAAATTTCAACTGACTGTAGGATTGGCAATGCGCGATCCAATAATATCTTACCGGCCTGGACTTGGGTCGGCGTTAATTCGCATTCGCCCATGAAATGCTTGTGGAAACGATTGATCAGCTCGGCAACCTTGATCTTGGCGCGAGTGTTTTCATCATGCCTAATTTTATTAACTCGAGCGGGCATTTTCTCTCTCAATCGCGTCCATGATTGACTGCAAAGTCTCATTGTTTACGTGAAGCATTTCCCGCATGATCTCCATGGTCTTTTCGATGTCGGAAACCTTTTGCTCCAGTTCCAGAAAGCGCTTGGCTCCGAGCGGAAGCGGATTTGCGGGCTGCCTAAGGAGTTTGATTGCCATCACGACCCCTTCGGCCAAGGCACCAGCACCACGGGAATGCCCATGTGCTCGGACGGTACATTGACCTTTTTACCCGGTCGGATGCTCACACACAGGTACTTCTTGAACTCGCCGGTTTCTTCATCGACTTGAGTTCTGATCCAGACCGAGTGAAACTGCGCCGGAGCATTTAGCCTAGCAATCAGGGTTTGCGCGGCTGCGTTGTAGTCATCCATGGGCCTGCGTATCCTTCGCTGCTTGGGCCAGTAGTCCGGCGCCGCTTGATTTGGCGAGCTCAATGGACGCGCGAGAGCCGCCGTTGAGAGAGGTGCCAGAGTCGTCCAAAGGGGGATTGTTGCTCATGGTAGCCAAGGCATGCTCAACCGCATCCAGGCCCGCCTCTGCCTGATCCAGGAGCATTTCATGGGGAGTGAACGCCAGATCGGTAGCGTGCTCGATCTTGGACTCCCGGGCGATGATCTTGTCAGCCCTCGCCTCGATCTTGGCCGCTTGGCGCGGAGCCACTTCGGAGGCCATGGTTAGTTTCTCAAGCATTCGATTCATTTGGTCGTGCCTCTCATTCTCAAGTTGGAAACGGTATGCGATGACGTGTGCGGTAATTCGTCGGAGGGAGATTGTGAGATCACAGTCCACATCAAGCCCATCCTCGCTGTTTGATGATAGCACCGAGCTCGTGCGTCGTGCTCCCTTTGCCAGACCCCTTGGCTGTATCCTCATACTCAGTAGTAGTTCTATTCTTATGTGTATGTGTCATGCTTGAGCAAACTCTAGCATTTGCTTCAGCTATGGATCGATTCATCATAGACTTAGAGCCTCCTCTGAAACCTGCCGCCGCTCTTTTTTCAGAGATTTCTGCGCGCTTTCGCAGCTCAGCTTCGATCCGTTTGTGCTTCCAGCCATGTAAAAAAAAGGCCTGTAATGTTTCCTTCTCTTCCAACCAATTGCGTAGCTTTAGCTTAGCAATTGCTGCCAATTGCTTGTCATCCTCAGGAAGCTCTCGCTTGCGCCAATAGTGCATGAGCAGGAGCAAATACGCTCCGTGCTGAATTGTCGTCAGATGCCCTGTGTCAGCGAGGTAATCGCCAACGTAAAGAGGCATCCAAAGATCTCGTTTGCTCATCGCAGCGGCTCAAATCCATTAGATAAAAAAAAGTCAGGCATATAGCGGTCGATGAAGCTCTCTGGAATCTCAAACCATTCTCCAATAAGGCCAAAAAGATTAAGTTCTTCATGGAGTTCTCGTTCAGCCGCAATAACCTCGTCGCAAGGCAATACATAAGACCTATAAATATGAAGAGGACGAGGATTGCCGGTTTGAAGACTCGCCAGACGCGCACTCGGAGCTGAAATGGTCCGTCCTATTTTAACGGGACCATCCGGACCTTCAGAAATTATATAAAGATGCGCGATCATTTGACTTTGATCTCTTTCCGGAGCTGTCTAGTCATCAAATCCACCAGCCGTCTTGTCAGGACGGTCTTGCGCTCCGATCTAGGTTTGCATCTCCGGGCAGCCGCAAGCGTCTCCTGGTATTGCTTTGCAATAGGTTTCATGCTGCCTCCCGGTAATTCAGCCGAAACG